TACTTAATATCTCAACCCACACACTGGTGTTGGGACGATTAAGACGCCAAAAATCAAATTTTGAATGACTACTAACTGGGCGGCAATACAGTGTACGTTCACTGGGTACACATAATTGCTGGCTAGTGGTCCGCATTTTCTTTTTTTCTGTGCTGGTTCTCATTATATTTAGCTGGGAGTCATTGATGTAAACTTGACACATACCATCCACCAGATCTTCAGGTTCTTGGGCAGATTCTACTACAGCTTCGGCTAACAACAGACGAGTTTCACTGCTAATTCTACTGAGCGTTTCGCTGACATTATCAGGCTTACGTTGATATCCTGCTGTAGGCAACCAGACACCGTGATTGGACCTAGCAACCACTTGATCCTTGGGTATTTGTTTTGCTACAAATTTATAAGGCTTGGCTCCGTCCCAGTCACTGGCTTCGATCAAGTACATAGTGTCTTGATCAAACACCATGGTAAACCCACCCATTTTTCGTTTGACGATAATTTTTGCTGCTGCAAGTGCAGTATCTTGCAACAGGGCTTCGGAGATAGTTTGTCCATCAGGACTTGCTTTGGCAGTGCCAGCTTCAACTTCGCTTTCGTCATCATACACATCAAGACTTGTGTTTAATATGCTAATACCGTGGCTGTTAATGCCTTCTTTGTAGCCGGTGATTTCGTCGTGCATCATCATGCGGTCAACACCGTTCTTTTCTGATTCAATAAAATCTAGCACAGGTGTATAATTGCGGTCGCGATTTTTGGCACCGGCCCATCCAATACCGTCAAAGTATTTGGCGACAATTATACACATTTTATTTTGCGTAGCCCTTGAATGCAGTTACTGGGCTTGTTGAGTTAGTGTGGTCAGCTTCATAGCTGCCACTGCTGATATAATCCTTGGGTTTCATGCCAAGTTTTTTCATGATTGCTTTTAGTTTTTTACGATCGTATTCAGTGTACGCACTAAACAGTGGTAGGTTTCCAAAAAAACTAATGTCGTCTACTTTGGCAATTTCGTCTGGAGACATTCCTGCTAGGGTTGACACACGATAGAAGTCATAATAACGACCCCAATATATGTCAGTGTTACCGCCTGGGCCAACTACTCCTGGGTGTGCTCTTTCAAATTCATGAGAAGCAGAAGACCTAGATACCTTCCGACTGCCTTCGGCAATGAATTCTCGTGCTCGCACGGTTAGCCGCCGATCACGCCGGACTGTGCTGAACTTGCTGTGCCTAATTCTGCGGCCGTAAATGTTCCGGTTACTGTGAGTTTGTTTCCGGCACCCACGTATAGTTGAACTGTTGTATTGGCACCCACACTAACGGCGTTGCTCCAGATGTTGCCAACTGGTGTGGCACCGTTTAATGAAGTAGCATATACTTGATATGTAACAGCACCATCTTTTGCTGTAATTTCAGCCTTGTCGGTGTACCATGTTACGTTTGCAGCAGACGAAATTACATTTGCTTGTGCCATTTTAATTAACCTTTATAATTTTTCCAAGTCTTAAACAGACTACGCTCAAGATCAATATTTTCTTCCATACTGGCTTGACGACGCAATTGACCAGCAATCACAGGCGTTGTTGTTTGACCTGTTGACTTAGGACCATTTAGGCCGCCACTGTAAGTACGCAATTCTGGATCAGCCGCAATTGTTTCTGTGTTGGTTGGCCAATCTGGTGAATTCTCATCAACCACTTCAGCTTCACAACCACATGGAGATGCGCCACAATCGGAACAAGTTTCTTCTTCTTTGTGTCCGCCACCCAAGCCAGCCATTTTTAATAACTGTGCCAGTGCTTCAGCATCGCCCTCGGTGGCATTTACACTAATAGACTTTTTACCTTGTTCGTCAACGCTGATGTTGATACTCATACCTTCGGTAATCATGTTTTCAACTTTAGAATTGAAGTTTTCGTAAACACCTTTGCCAAATTGCATACCTTTGCCGGCTTTAGGAGCAGCAGGTGCAGTGGCTACACTACCGGCTACTGTTGTTTCATCAACTTTTTCTTCTTTGTCTTGGTCACGTTTTTTTAATTCATCTTTAACAGCTGAAGTTTTTACATTTGAAGGCACTCCAGACTTTTTGTCGGCTTTAAGATCTTTTCCAGCAGCAGCTTTTAATGCAGAAGTTGAATGTTTTTCAAGCCCTTCTTCTTCTACCTTGCCAGCTTTTTTAGCTTTCCAAGTAGTGGCATAAGCAATTGCTTTGTCTTTGCCACTTAAATTGCCATCTTTGCTTAAAGATTTTTTAATACCTTTAACCATGCGTTCAGCTTTGGCACCAGGAGGAGCTTTTTCTAAAGTAATGCCTTCACGACCAGTAGCTTGTTCTGCTCCACGCTCGTGTGTGCTCAGGATATAATCTGTAACACTGCTCATCATGCCTTTGATTTGGCCAATCTTTTCTTGTACCCACTCTGGCAAGTTTTCATTGCTACGAAGTGCATGTTCAAGTTCTTTTGCACTACGAACAATAGTGTGTAGTGAGTCTTTGGCCATACCGGCTTCGTCATCATATTCACCGCGATCAGTAACAGCAACATCGCCTTCATTGGTTTTGGCAGGACGACCCGCTTTATATTTGTAGCTCTTGGCTGTCACACGCTCTGGACCTTTTGGCTTGCCCATTGGACGACCGCGTTTTTTAGGTGCGCCGCCTTTGGCCACAGGTGCATCTGAATCATCTTCTACGTCATCTTCGTGACGACGAGTGTAAGTAGTGGCTTTCATTCCGCTTGGCAATGTACGTTCGCGCTTGTCAAACTTGCCAGTGCCTTTTTCTTTTTCACGGCTTGCTAACCAAGCATCCATGTCAGCAAAACCTTCGGCCATTTCTTCTTCGCCAAGCCCAGTTGGATCAGCTTCTACTACTTTGTATTTTTTGCCATCGACTTCAAACTCACTCTTGTGAGCAGCTTTGGCTTTGGACAAGTTACCAGTAAATTCATTACCTTCGTTACACTTGCATGGTGAGCAATCACAGGCAGGGCAATGGCCTTCCTCAATACTACTTGTGTCTTTGAATTCTTTATTGCCTAACTTGAACTTACTGCCTTTGGGCGTTTTAGCCAATGCGCCAGTAAATGCATTGCCTTCTTGTTCGATATCTTCTTTAGGATGACGTAATTTGTTCAATACTGCACCGGCCACACGCTCGCCTGCGGCTTTGGATCCATACTTGGCTCCAGCTGATTTAGCAATCTTAGCAAAGTTCTTGCCTGGCTTGCCAATATCTTTACCAGCACGAGCAGCCTTGGCACTATATCCTGTTTCGGCAACGTCCATTGACTCAGCTAGCTTGCTCTTAGGAGCAGAGGCTTTGACATCTTCAGCCAATTGTTTGGCATCCTGCTTGTCAGCCAATTGGCTTAATCTTTTGTTTAAGTCGTAAAAAAATGTCATTCTATTATCCTCTTGGTTTTGCACCGGTAGCTGGGCGTGGTGGGCGTTTTACTTTGGTCATTGGGCTGTCATTGCCCATTGAGAAATCGTTTGTGGTTATTGCTTTAGGTGTTGTGCCACCAGCAATTGTAAAGTCACTGCGATATGCGTTTTTCAATACTGCATGATCATAAGGATCAGCACTATAATCTTTACTCAATGCTTTTTGTTCAGCATTGTCAGCTGGATAGTCAGTGTCTGTCAATAAGTTTTTATTTTCAGCTTCAACACGTTTACGTTCTGTGTCAAGACTATCCTCATATGGAACGGTCAACATAATAATACGATTAGGGTCAAGGAATAACAGTTGAGCAAGTTGTTTAATCTGTGGCTCAATGGCTGGATAGCGGAATTCAACATCCACCGAAGTCACTGAATCATTGCTGTGCTTGGGAAAGTCTGCAGGGTTCAGTTGAACTGGCGTGGTTTTTGGACGGCCAATTTTTACTGGATCAAATTGCTTGAGCTTTTCTTCTAGCATTTTGATAAAGTCAGGAGCAACATCACCTACAATTTTGATACGATAATTGTAGGTTCTTTCACTTTCAGCGAGGTATTCTTGAAATTTTTTCATACTTTTTTCCCTATATGATATTTATGCTTTATTATCTTTTTGATCTCTATTGGATTTGATCATTTCCAATAAATCATTACGATTTAACACTTGCCCATGTGCTGTGGCTGTGGGTTCGTCGCCTTGTATTTCACGGTCCAGTTTGACTTTTTTCATTTGAAGTTCAACCATTTTGAGCTTTTTGTTTAGCTTGGCAGTTTTGGCTGTGAGTGCATGGCCCAGCATTGCACCTGCTACAGCAAATATTTCACTGGCATACCGACTATCTACATTAAAACCCAGGTCCATTAAATTGTCAAAAGTTTCTTGGGCTTTGGCAGCTAAATCATCCATTTCTTTGTCAGATGCATCCAGCCCACGAACTGCAGGTAAGGCTTCATCAATTTTGTCTATGGCTGTGTTTATTTCTTGTAGGGCAAATTGAGTAGCAGGTATAGATGCGTCTTCTTCCTCTTTGGGTACAGAGGACGGTAGGTCAAACAGTTCTTCTAGGCGGCGGGTCATGCCTTTATTTACCGGTCTTTTTGCTACCCTGATGAAAGATCATGTCTTCGTTGATCACCCGAAAAGTTACACCATTGCGCTTGGCCCATTTGGTAGCACTATCCCATTTGGCGTAGTTAACAGCTACAATAGCACGATCTCTGTCACTTGCTTTACTTTCTATTAGGCTTTGTTTTTTAGGTTTGATTTCAATAAGCTCGGCTCTAGTAGTATTGTCACGATTACGATAGGTTACAAAAAAATCTGGTATGTATATACTTTGTTTTCCTGTTAAGGGATTACGGTATGGTATGCTAATGCTTTCGCTGGCCCATTGTAAGATATTATCGTTGTTGTCCAAAAACATCATAAAGGTTAGTTCCCAGCCTGAACGATATCTTGGTGTTCCTTTACCTACATATTTTTCTTTGTTTTTTACAGTGTAAGCACCTTGCCGAAAGTTAGGCATGATTACTGTCTCACATTTCTGGCCACATAGTAGTTAGGAGTAACGCTGGCGTTGAGTCCTAACAATGTGGCTTTGCTTCTAAGTCCATTGATATAATAGGCTAGAGTCAAGGTCAACTCGGCTTGTGATTGTCCTTGTATTTGTTCTAATAAATTCATTACAGGAATATCACTTTGCTGTGCTATTCTAAATAAGGTGACTGTAAAATTTCCGGCTGCTTCGGCTGTGCCAAACACACTTTTAAAATAACTGTTGACCGCATCGTACTCGTCTGTGGCTACTGTTGTGGCATAATTGTAAAATTGATCAAATATTTTTATTGTTCGATCAGTTTGAGGATTGATGTAGTTTACTGTGGCCACGGTTAACCTCCAGTCTTAGGTGGGGTAGGAAAAAATACACCATTGCCAGCATTGACTACTTGTCGAACAGCGCCTGGTAAGCTAGCTTGTAAAATTTGTTTTGCGCCCAATTTAGCTTCTTGATTGGCTATGCTGGCAATGTCTTTGCCTTTGAATGTTTCAAAGGCAGTGCCGGCTTTTTGTACAGCACCAATTACATTTTGTAATCCGCCGCGGCCTTCAGCAATAGCATTAAGATCGTCAAGTATACCGGCGCCAGCATCTAACAATCCGCCCTGGCCAAATACTGTAGCAGTTGCGCCTGGACGAGCCAATGCACTGCGACGTGTGTCATAGTGATTGGGATCAGCAAAGCCCACAACTGTACTGCTAGGAGTTTGTCCGCCAACATAACCAGAATAATACTTGACTGTTTCATACCGTATGTTCATAGTATGAGTCATGGTGCCACTACCTTGACTGTAGTCATAGGTATCGTGTTGAAAATCAGTTATCAAAGGATTGATCAGCACATAGCTGGCAAATTTCTTTTGACTAAGACCATAAATTTTAATGTCACGAAAGAATGGAGGCTTGTTAGTATTGGCGCCGGTGATTCTGGAACTGTCTTGATATCCTTCGCCTATATAACCCCAGTCACTGACTTGACGACTGTTGTTGTAGATATCTCTTGAGTTGTAATCAAATCCATTTTGTAGCGATTGTAAATTGCCAATACTGCCATTGATATTGGTAGTATTATCGTATTTTTGACTAGGATCTTTGTAGTAATAACTGTAGTAGTTGTACCACATGGTGCGAATCAAATCACCTTGGTCATCATTGAATACAATGTTGACTGGATTATAATCTATCTTGGTTTGAATTAAACGTTTGCGATTATATTGATTTAAATTTTCTACACCAATTGTGTAGGTAGGCAATTGAACAGTCTTTACCATCATGCCAATGGTGGCTATGTCATCGTTTCCAAATGCCGCTTGTAAACTGGGAATTTGTCCTGTGTTGATTGTAAAGAACACATGGAATAAAAATTTGTAACGAGGACTTAACTCGTAACCATTGCTACGAAAGGTCTTAGAAGCGTGACTGTAGTCTTTGAGACCATCAGCGCCGAAGAACCCTTTAAGGATGTCTTCGCCAAAATAACCCATGGAGTTTAGCCTCCGCCGGTAGCTACATCACCTAGTGTACGGCCAACCACTGCTCCTACGCCAGACCCAGCTGGAGTTTGAATAGCATTATCAAATCTGATTGTTAATGCAATTTGTGCTGCTTCGCTGGTGCCATAGTTCATGTCACCGTAGTCAACACCTTGCAAATAGCAACCATAAATTTCCCAGTCTTCTAATACCACAGGTTCGTTAGCACCGTTACCGCCATCTAACACTTGGAATCTTGTAAGGAATTTATAGTCAATACCAGCAGACGCTGACGACATTTCCATGAAGTCTAACTGCTTCTGTAGTTGTTCGCCAACTAACTTACTAACATTACCAGCAGCATCATCACGCAAGTTGCATGTAAGATCTGCCCAAGAATATTTGCCAGCTAGTTTAATTGTACTATTATAGATAGGAAGATCAATATTTTCAAAAGTAACATTAGGACGTTTAAAATCAATGACCTGTTTGGTTAATTCTGTTCTAGGTGTGCTTACACCAAAATTTTCAAATAGCACTCTAAAGCGATATTTGAGTTTGGGCATGAGCAAGCCCTGTACTGACGAGCTTTGATCGCTTGCCAATGGAACTGTCATTCTGCTTAATGATGAAACGGCCATTTGTTATTCTCCTATATACTGTTATTTATGAGTTCTGGAGGGGGTAAAAATACCCCCATATCCTTATACTGATTGGCTAGCAATCTCTCCAGTATTCTTAATACGAACTGGAATGTAGATAAATTCAACTGCTTTAACTGGCTCAATTGCAATGTCTACATACAATTCGTTACGATCTATTCTAGCTGGGGTGTTGTTGGTCAAATCACAAACAACCAAGTAGTCATAGATACCGCGTTTGGCTATCAAATCAATCATCAAAGTAGTGATAACGTTAGTGATCTCATTACGAGTAATTTGATCATTGGGTTCAAACAAGAATGTCTTAGCGATAGTTGCTAAACGTCCACGAATGAATGCTACCAAACGTGATACGTTAATACGATTCAGGGCTGAATCAATAGTTGTTGTGGTCTTATTACCAAAGTTAGTGATACCTACACCTGGAACAAACGTGATTGGATTGATACGATTAGCGTATAATACATCACGTATGCCTTGATTTACACCTATGCTTTGGAACTCGCCTGTGAGTGCATTGATATAACCAATTTGTGTAGCATTGTCAACCACACCACGACGTGTTCCAGCAGGAGCCAACCATGGGTAAGCAACTTCGTCACTGCGGATGATTGTACGAATCATCATGTGGCTTGGAGGTTGAACTACTGGACTACCTGACAAGTCTGTAGTCTGGCAACTTGGATAGAACGCACCAGCATATTGATTGCCTGCGGCCACACTACTAAATTCTGTGTAGGTGCCAACTGCATACGACTCAAGATCTGTTGGAGACAAACGCAACGGTGTATCAGCAATAACAAAAGCTGTGTCGTTACGCTCGTTGTTGAGTGCAATCATGTTAGGCACCAACTCTGGATACTGTGGGCAAGCAAGTAAGTTAAACTCACGTTGCTCTTCTCTTGCTCCAGTACTGTTGTCAAGTCCTGCTTTAAGAGCAGCCACAATCAAAGCACGTTGGCTCTGACGACCCATGTAAGGACTTCCATCGGCTCTATTACCAGCAGATGTAACCCAAGCATTTGTTACTGTAGGCAACACTGAATCTGGATAAGAGGTTGAATTGAAATAATCAACTTCAAATGTTTTTACATTGAATCCACTGCGACGTGTGTTAAACAGCAAAGTTCCCTGTGGATACAGTGCAGGATCTGGAGCATCAATATCTAAGTAATCACTGACCAATAAACTTGCAATAGTTGGAATAGGATCACTAATTGGATCTGTATCACCGTTGGGTGCCCAACGAGCATCAGCAAACAAGATACCATTGCTGGTAGTCGCATCAGTGTTGTCAATTTGAACCCACTGATCTTGACTATTCACCGACTGCCAGCGATATAACAATGGATAATTTTCTAAATCGCTGGTGTCAATCCACAGGTCACCGTAGACCAATGGACTTTGGCTACTGTCGTTTTGTGTTGTAGGTGCTGTGGCACTAAAGATTGGACCAGATGCATTTGTTTGTGTCAGGTTGTAACCACGTACATCATTGGTCACCATCTGATAACCAAACCAAGCACCGTCGTCTTGAATCATAATGTCTGAATTATTAGTAGCAGCAGAATAATACCATAAACGTCCGTTGGCTGGATTCTGATCAGGAGCAACATTACTTGGTGTGTATGTAAACAATGGACCAGGTTGCACATAATAACTAAGGAACAAGGAAGCACCATAACCAACTAACACTGCCTCACGTACAAACGGGGTAGAATCTGTTGGACTATTATAATAAATGCCGGCTGTAGTAAGTGGAGTACCTGTATTATTCCTCATATTGATATCTCCACCGGCGCTATGGGTGAATACAATATTACCAGCACTGTTGATTGTGGCGGTAACATAATTATAACCAGTTTGTCCAACTGCGGCACTTACTGCAGCACAAAAATCAGCAGGTGTAGTTCCGTTAATTGTGGCTAATACAGCAGAGGTAGCTGTTGAACTTCCTGGAATACTGAAAGAAATATAAAATGAATTTTGATCAATAAAAGTAGTAGGAACTGTGGTTCCAGTACAAATCATTGGACCAGTAGCATAACGTTCAAAAATTTCAACTCCGTACGTATTTGGAGTTACAAAAGTTGGATTCCAACGAGCCGTTGTACTTCCTGCAGGAATATTTTGTCCGCCGCCAGATGGATCCTGATCAAAAACTGCGGTATTTGTGTTGGAATATATTGGGCAAGGTTGTTGTACAAATACACCTAGTGTAGAATTGTACTTTTTCATTGTTAAACTAGCACCTAAATTTACATTATTGGTCTTAAACCAAACTGATCCTGTAGGCTCTGGGGTTGGGCTTGAAGTGTTCCAACGTGGTGCTGAATAGCTTGGCCCACAAAATAATGATGGCGCAAGATATGTATTAGCAACCAGTCCAAGAGTAGTCAATAATCCCGGTGTGCTGTCAGATCCAATTTCAACGGCACCGCCTGTGTCGGTACTGTCCGCATTGTTAGTCTGGCTGTCAGCATACAATTGCAACTTGCCACCAACTACTGCTGCATATACTCCAGGAATTTGAACATTGTTAATAGCTGTTGATAAACCTACTACTGTGTCGCCTGTTGCGCCGTCGCCAACGCTGACTGAAGTTCCGTTAATTACAATAGTCTGACCGTTGGTTAATGATGCAGGAGCATTAGTTCCTGCTACAGTATAAAAAGATGTTTTCCACTCATCACTACCAATCAACACCCAAGTATTATAGTAATCACTTAGTGCGGTGGCAGTTGTTTGACTTGCAGTAGGGCCGCTGCGTTTGAGATAACCATTATTATGATAAA